ATCCTAGAATACAAGTTCAAGGAAGTGATGGAGTAGGCGTAGAGTTAGGTACAGGTGGTATACTATATGACTGGACTTACTTAACTACTAAATCAGGCTCTATTAATAAATGGGGTATTGTAGCAGGAAAGAAAGGTATATACTATTATGATGCATTAAATAAGTCAATAGGCAGGATTCCAGATGCAGTAGACACACTTTTATCTGATGCTAAAGGTATGCATAGCTATTTCAGTTCTAATTATGACTATAATCTACTTAAAGTAGACAATCCAGTATTAGATAGTGGAGTTGTATTTGGATATGATAATCTTAACAACGATGTTTACTTTACTTTGATGCAGGGCAATCAGTCCTTCACACGCTGTTACAATGAGCTTAAAGACACTTTCGTCGATTTGAAGACATATACCCCAGCGAGATATATAAACAAAGGAGAGAAGCTTATAATAAGCGACACGACCAATAAGGTATTATGGGAACAATTTACTGGTGATTATAACAGTTTCTTTGGTGTACCACAAACTAGTTATGTAACACTACAAATAAATCCTGAAGATATATCAACAGTATTTGATACTATACAGTACAATTCAGAGATATATCTTAACGATATAGACCAACCAGACAAAACACTTACCCATATACAAGCTTGGAATGAATATCAAGATTCAGGAAGGATTCCTCTATTAGTAGGAAGAGATAAAAACCTTAGACGTAAGTTTAGAGAATGGAAGGCAGCTATCCCTAGAGATGGTAGAAATAGAATGAGAAACCCTTGGATTTTCTTAAAACTAGAACTAGATAACATATCAAACTACAAAATGATATTACATGATATAACAGTCCATTACACAGTATAATATAGATTGTTATAAAATAGTAGTAAAAAAATTTGGAAAACACACGATTATTTCGTATATTTGCACATGAATGAAGAAAAGTTAATTTCAGAGAAGGGCGGTAGTCGTAAAGACTACCACCGTCTTCTCACACAAGTTGGTAATCATGAATCAGCAGGCTCATTCAATCCTAAGCTACAACAATATGGTGGGGGTCCTGGGAGAGGTCTTTATCAATTTGAAGAAGGTACTAATAAAGGCGGTATAATTGCAGCTAAGAGATTAAAAAGATATTATTTAAGTAAAAACTCCCCTGTTCCAGCATGGTTGAAGAAAGCAACAAAAGGAAACTCCTTAGATGCTAGTACTCTTACATCAGCTCAACAGGGTTCTTTATTTCTAGGCAACATGAGAGAGCATCCTAGAGCTAATCTATCTGACGTAGTAAATGGCAGAGAATCTATTAGTGAATTCTGGGCAAACTATCATTGGGCAGGAAAAGAAAGAGATAAACCAAAAAGATTAAAGGCATTTGCAGCAAGTACTTCT